CGGCGCGCACGTGATCGTGCAAGGTGGATTTGCCGATGCCGAGGATCGCCGCGGTCTCCGCCGCGCTATACGTCCTAGCCTTCACGGCCTGCTTGGTATGCTGCATAGCTGATCTCCTTTTGTGTGAGGTTGAAACGGCCCCCGCCTGTGGTTGCGTCACAGCGGGGGCCTTTGTCGTGGTTCACTCATGCTTCGGGGCAGCTGGCCCCAGGAAGGAGGTGAACCGGAATGGAATTGCGAGACTTCGACCACGCGGGCATCTCTGCAGATGACGCCGCGAAGTACGCGCAGACGCAGTACGACCGCAGCATGGCTGAATCACTGCGGTCGCTCGCGTTGGGTTTTCAGCTGCTACAGCAGCAGGTTGACCGACTTGAGGCGCGGATCAACCGCCTGTAGCTGCTCGACCAGGGCGCGCAGCTTGTAGGAGCCACGCCCGTAGTCCTCGATGGGGACTGTCGTGACCTCCGGCGCTGCTACGTCGGGGGTTTCGTTTTCTTCCATGATGTGTCCTTCCCTTTTTTGGGGGTTGAGGGGTGGGTGCAGGTGCAGCCTTGGGCCAGGTATCCGCCCGTCATGGGCTGTCCTTGAGCGCGTGCCCGCCGAGAGCACATGAAACTCTCGTACGCCTTAACACCCACCCCTTGTGCCCTCGCCAGGAGTCGAACCTGGCGAACCGCAGCCTTGCAGTTGCGGCGACCCCTTTTGAGGGGGCCACGTGCTCCGCGCACGAATCGCCAAGGGCTTGGATATTCAATTAGCTCCGGCTTGTCATGCGTCATGCGCAGCGGACAGCCGGGGTATCAGTGCTTCACTCTTGAGTTCTCAAACAACGCGACCCCGCGGGGTCGTAGTGCGCGCCCGGGCCTCGAACCTGGGTGGGATACCACTCGCGCCGGTTTTAACGTCACCGTGACGGATTAAGGGGTAGGGGTTACCCCGCCAACTTCGCGGACCAAGCCGGGTCAATCCGGTTCAAAACGTCGTTGAAAATGATCTGCGCATCATCACCGGCCAGCTGCTCCACCTCCTCGGCCAGGAGACGCATGGCTTCGCGGTACTCCCAGATGCGATAGCCGTTCGCGGCCTCCAGAGCGGAAACATCGTCGACGAACTGCGGGGCTCGAGCTTCGCCGGTCGCGCGCATGTTGAGGTATTTGAGACGGTCAATCTTCTGCGTGATGGTCATGGTGTTCTCCTGGTGCCGTGGTGTGGTTACGAGATGAGTTCGAGTTGGGTGGTGCCGCCGAGACGCTGGTGCAGCTCGTGCAGCCCCTTCGGGGTGATGCGGATCGTGGGCGCCGGTTTTTACGTAGGTGTTACCCCAGCGACTTATCGGCTTGAATTGATGATTCGGCGCATTTCCGCCACCGCGCTTTCCAAAGCGGAGAAGTCGGAATCGGAGAAGTCCATATCGCCGACCTCCAGCACGTAGCCCGCCGCAGCGTTGTGACTTATCCGCAGCGGCGCGCGAACGTAGGTGTCCCCTTCGAGTACGTAGGGTTCAGCGACGCCGAGTTCAGCGACGATCACGCGGCCCACGCCCTCCCCATTGGCGGGTGCACGTCCATCTCGGAGTTGAAAAGGGTGCGAAACGTCATGCATCACTTCGCCTCCGCGTAGTAGCGCTGCCACACCTGATCCATCAGCCCGCGGTCGGCCTCGGCGTAAGCATTCACTTCCCGCACCTGGCCGTTGGGAAGATTCATCGGGTACTTCTTCGGCTCAATGCCGCGCTCCAGCGTGTACAGGGCCTTCATGCGCTTACCGAACATCGGCGCGACAGACTTCATCTGCTTGGCCGACAGGTTCTTCGCCTTGAGGAAGTCTGCGGTGTACAGCGGGCGGGTTTCCGGGTCCAACTCCGGGGCCTCACCCAGGCCACGGGCCAGCACAATCCGTGCCTTTGCCTCCAGGTGATCCGGGTGGATAAGCCCCTTCGCTGCCTGGCAGAGTTCCATCTGCATCTGCGATTGACGCATCAAAGCGTTCAACTGGTGTTCCTCGGCGCGCGGGTTGATCGCCCCACCTTTGTGGAAGTAGGCGTCGAGGGCGTTAGCCGCTTCGAGCTGGTAAGCCTCAAGCGTCGGGCGGGCCGCTTCACCAACACGGTTAGTGTCGATGGTGGCAAGCCACATCGTGAGAGTGCGACGGTCGACCATTGAAGTTTGGTAGTTCTTGCCGTCCGCAGCAGTTGTGGTCATCATGACCACAACTGCCCAGCTCTTAGATTCGAGCTTGCGATGCTGGCTCTTCCAATCGATGCCAAGCGCTTCGCAGATGTGGCGAGATGCGACCCATTCGGTGCCATCGTGCTGCACTGCCATGATGGGGCTGGAAGTTCCGGGAACCGGGATAGTCACGAGTTGGTTGTTCATTGTGATAATCTCCTAATGAGTTGATTGTTCTGGACCGGTGTTCCAGCACCGGGCCTTTTTTATGCGGCGTTGGGTTCGTACTGGTCGAACCATGCGGCGATGTAGTTCTGGTCGCCCTGGAGTGCGCTGACGCGGAGTGCGACCTCGGCGGAGACGGGGTAACCCGCTCGAACCTTCGCGAGGTCTGTGTGGCGCACTCCGATGAAGAGCGCGAGCTGTTCGTCGGTAGTGAGGTTGCGAGAGCGCATGATCGCGTCGAGCGCTCCGGGGCGGAAGCGGTAGCGGGGCGGTTCCATGGGTGCCTCCTTCCTGGGGCGGTAATCTCCTTTTGGGCGCAACCAGCGCCGGAAAGGAGGTGTTTAGGTATGACTACGTGGGATGATCTTCGGGATGTTGCGTTCCCGGAAGAGTCAAAGACGGTGAATCGTCTTCAGGAAGCAGTGATTGAAGCGCTTGACGAAGGTCGTGATCCGACTCCGGAGCTTTTTGTCGCAGTTATCAATCTGTCGACGGAACTCAATCTGGTTCGGGCTGAGCTGACGAAAGTCGACACGCGCCGTATCGAGTTGGAAACTCGCTTTACGAAACTGCTGACCCGCTTGACCCAGTCGGGTATACGAGTCGATGAGCTCTAGGACAGCGTTTTCAATCGGGGCCCCTGGTGTGCCAGCACCGGGGGTTTCCTTATTGGTGGCCATGTCGTTTCACCTCCATGTAATTCTTGTGCTTGTGGCCGGTGCTGTTCTGCGCCGGTGTCCCCAGTATGGGCCATTCGTCCCACTCATGCAACCACCCTAGAACGCAACACCCCCGTACGTCACCCCCGGCATGACGTACTACCTGCATAAATTGCAGCATCTAGCCACTGTCCCTATAGTGGGACTTATGAACGTAGAAGCCTGGTTTAAAGACCTCACTGACAGCTCATCCCTTCGTGAAGCAGCCGAGAAGAGCGGAGTTTCCAAAAGCACTCTCTCGCGCAATCTCGACGCGAACACTATGACCCCCGAAACGGTCATTGCCTTATGTCGCGCTTATGACCGCTCCCCCGTCTCAGGCCTTATCGAAACCGGGTACATCAACGACTACGAGCTACACGGCCCAGACGTGGAAATAGCCCTCCGTGAGGCCACTAACGAGCAGCTGCTAGACGAAATCATGCGCCGCTCCGACCCGGAGGCGCGCTACCTGTTCGGCGCGGACGAGGACACCATCGGTCTCGCGGACGGCGCGGAAGTGTTCGAACTGCCCACCTCCGGTGTCGACGCGGGTTCTTACGATGGCACCGTCAAAGATTTCGACTGGTCGCAGCCCCACGCTGCCGACTCCTCCCCCGACGAGCAGGCGGAGCGAGAGAAACGAGGTGAAGACCCGATTGATTGATGCACTGATCGAGGTGGCCGAGGCCCGCGGCTTCCAGGTGCGGTGGCACCGTGGCGGGCCGAAGGCCGCGTGGCTACCGCAGCAGCGCGCCGTCACAGTGCGCCACGGCATGGACGACGCCGAAACACTGTGCGCGCTCGCGCACGAGCTCGGCCACGCGCACTACGGCGACCCCGCCGGCCACGACCGACGCTACGAGCAGCGGGCCGACCGCTTCGCCGCGAGCGTGCTCATCTCCCCCGTTGAGTACGCCCTGGCCGAGCAAACCTACGGCACCCACCCCGCACGCCTGGCCACCGAGCTCGGTGTCACCGTCCACATGATCCGCGTGTGGCGCGGCATGCACCAAACCAAGATTCCAGCGTAACCACAGCTTGCACACAGTAGGCATGCGATAATAACCCCCGTCAGCTCCGACGCTGACTGTCATCTGT